GAGACCACCCAAAATCAGCAACCCAGGCGGTATTTCATCAGCATCAAGGGTCATCATGGCCATTTCTGACGACAAAAGCAGGGTAATTGCCTCATTTATGATGGTTTCCATAATTGGAACCCCAATAGGCGACCTTGAATTAGCAAATAATCTAAAAAACGTAAGCTGGTTTACCGTAAACTCAATATCAGATTTAGACTCATCAATGGGGCCACTTATAGCGAAACTTGAGCCAAGCAGTATTTCCTGCTCCTGTCTGTATCCTACGATATATCCACGCTCATCAATGAACGGAAAGAATTCAGAGCCAAGCCACGGGACGATCTCTTTGATCTCATAGTCTTCATCAACATTGGCATCCATCCCCCCAACCAATTCCAGTACGCCAGAGTCATACAGAAGCAAATCTGTAACCATCTGGGTCATCATTTCCTGCCATGTCTGCCTGTTGTCGTTTGGGACATCCAGAAACTTTTTCAATTCCTCTGCTACTTCAGCTTGCTTCCCGTATTCATCACTGGACGGGTCGGCGCTTGGCTCAATATTCCAATCCCACGTTGATACACGCCGCACAATCGCGTCAACCGCAGCCCTAATATCTGGGGTTTTAATATATAAAGTATAATTTTGCTCTGGGGTAAGCGCGCGCGTACTTTGATAGTTTTGAGATGTAGCGTTTGTGCTTTTTACTGTTCTATTTAGAGCCTGAACCCGGCCATACGGATTTGCGGCACGCTTTCGCGCGGCATTATCGTAAAAACCCTCTGGGTCATAAACGGTCTCCTTTCTTAATTTAATAGATGTGGATGTAGGCCCAACAACTCTCATTGGTTTTTTTTGCATCAAATATTCCTTCGGTCATACGTGATGACATCAAATGAGATCCCATCATCATTCCCTGACGACCTAACAAACCCTTGTCCTTCTATATCAAGCGCAACTATCTCCGCATCATCCCCAGTTAGCACTATTTTAGAGTCTGAATCCAAAATTACGCAATCATATCCAGATCCTGAAATCCCGCTACGGAGTGACGAAACACTAATTTGGCCCAAAATCGCAGACATGACGCCCCTTAGATTATCACGTTTAACATATCATTATTATTTCAATGTCACGATGTCGTAAGTGCCTCCACCCTTCAGCAAGTCACCAGCAATCCGGTCATATGCATCAGCAAACCGATAGTGATCCGGCTTACTACCTTCTTCCCATATATATCTTGTGCCGGCCTCATTCAAAATACGCTGTGATGCCCTCATTTGGTCCACAAAACTTTCCACCGCAAAGACATCTCTTGGGAAAATCCTCCGGGGCGGCTGTGATCTTACATCATCAAGGGTAGCATCAAGCAATTGCGTCCTATCTATTGAGCAAATCCTGTCATTCCAGTGGTATTTTCCACCATACGCCTCGCCGCTAACTCTTTCTGATGGGTAAAATTGAGCCAACCAAAGCGATGTATCCGTATTTTGAACGTAATAGTCCCTCAATTCCTGCGCTTTATGGGTCTCTGGACGGGCATCCATCACTGCAAGATTCACATGGAACCGCTCAAGGACCGTCTGAAGGTCTTCAAATGTCTTTGTGGTTCCAATCCAGACAGCTTTTCGGATTGCATCCCCAGATTCACTACGCTCATGCACGCTGACAACAATATTTAAAACGGCACCAACATCAATACCCGCAGACACCATCAAGTTTGCATACTTATTCCCACCTGAACCAACATCCATTTCATAGTCACCAGTCGCCGCCTCAAGATCCTCCAATCTCATCGATGTTGAGGCGTTTTCAAAGCCAATCCCCAAAACGCCATTATAAAATGCTTGCAGCTTTGATGTGTCTCCTTGGCATATGACCCACTCATTAACAAGAGGCGTAACAGGCTGGGAAAGCATATCTAATCGGCTGATATGATAGCCCCTTCGTTCCTCGTCGGGCCTCTGCGCTACCCATTTTGAACCCTTGTAGTCCCTGTGGAAAAAGTCATGGCATGAAACGCACTGCATACGAATATCCCCACCCGTGCTCTGCCTATCCCTTGCCACCCAATTCCCCGCATCATTCCTTTCCACCACATTCGCAAACCAGTCTATGGGCTGCATAAAAGAACAATGCGAGCACTTAAACATGAACCTACGCATGTCTGTCTCATCATATCGGGCGCAAATACCGATTTTAGGTAATCTTGGGTTTCCAACTCTGAACAATTGTGGGTGTGGAGATTCCCGTACACGGTCCCACGCCATATCAAGGTTTCGCTGATCGCATCGATCGTACTCATCAATAATTAAAACATCGGCTGAGAATTCAACAAAGTTGTTTTCGGTGTTTGAGCCAAGAAACAGAATCGTACCAGCGCCAAACTTTTTTACGCCCAAGTTATCAACGCCCTTTCCGCCCCTCATAGCTTCTTTGTGTTTCTCCCTGTACGCCGGAACCGTAGCCAGCAGAGGGTTGATCCTGCTTTGCACAAATCGGTTCCTGACCGCTCCTGACGGAAGGACATAGGCAACAATGCGGCCCTCCCATCCTGCACGCTCAAAGGCAAGGATGATGCTGCACTCTGTCTTGCCGGTCTGCACCGCAGACTGAATATCTGCACCACCAATATCTGGGAAATCTTTGTATAGCTCAACCAAATACAACCTATCAATAAACTGCATTGGCTTGCCGCGAACGCTTTGGTGGTAATTCCTTGCTATTTTAAGCATAGGGAATGCGTCAATTGCGTTCAAAGCCTGCGACATTAGCCACCCGCATAAGGTTAATGATTTTCCTTACCGTGCTGCCATCTGGCTTCCAGTAAGGCTCTCTTGCCCAGTATAACCCAAGCCTCAAGAGGTAGCAGAGTAACCGTAATGCTCGTCTGCTTCTTTTACTGGGACGCCGCGCATAACTGCGTAGCGGTGACCGGGATGAACCGGGGGCTCACCACTGCGGTCAGGTGTACCTAAAACCCAAAGCTGACCGTAGTGGCGGCAAGTTTGCGCGGTATGCTCACGGTAAATTTCGCGGGCCTCTTTGATGCTGACGCGCTTACATGTCTCGCGCTCTACCTCGTCATATCCGCAAAAGGTTGCCCAGATGTCTACGGTCTTGCCGTCTGGGTTTACGTGAAACGCAAGCCCAGTAGACTGAGCCTCGTCTTCGTGGGCAACATTAGCGAGCCAGAATGTTTGTGGTGTAGCCATGATTTCTCTCTCCTTTCTATACTTATAGTATAACCCATGGAGCATTATGGTCAAGGGAAAAAAGTAAAAAAGTTTACTTCCCCATTGACGGGCTCCACGCGCCGTCACCAATGACCCACCCCTTGATCGTGCCGTGAAGGTGCCGGTGCTCAGGGAGGAAGGTGATGTCGCACCGCGTTCCCCACTGACCACTCGGGCTCTTGGTAGGCTTCCGTCCAGTCACCTTGATCTTGCAGTAGGAATAGCCGCCATACCGGGAACCCGTGCAATGGGTCGCTGTTTCACAGCCATCCCACGCCTTCGCCTCGTCGCTGGGGCGGTACACTCGGCGCCACTCGTCGTGAGGGTACCCGCCAGCTTCCGACGCCGTAAGACGCCATGTCAGTCGGAGTCCGGCGCTCTTGAAATCCGGTGTCTCTACGATGTCGAGGTTTGTGTCGGTGGGGTTCATGGTTTCTCTCTCCTTTCTATACTTACAGTATAACCCATGACGGATTGTCGTCAATAAGAAAAAGAGAAAAACTTTATTTTTTTATCCTCAACTCAACATCAGAATCAACCTCATCACCCCACGCGCACCACCCGCGCACCTTTTCCCTGGCGAACAACTCCACCTTGGACTGCTCAGGGAACATCTGCTCGATTCGGGTACGCACCTCCGCAGGCTTCATGGAGTGTTCTTGGCGCATATTTGATACCAACTGTCGCACGTTCCGCGCACCTCTTGGCTGTGGAATCTTCCCGCGCTTGCCGATTATGCACAATTCGCACTGACTCATGGTGTAAAAGCCGGGGTTTACCCGCTGTTTGTCCCATACAAAGCCAACCGTGGCCCATTTGAACCCCCAAGTCTTGAGCAAATCAATGCCTTGGTCAAGGTGAGGATTGGTGACCCACATGAAAAGCAGGCAATCCTTGGCCGCAATGCTATCCATGTCCAGATTTTTAAGGTCGCTAAGGGTCATGGTGTTGTAATGTGTGGCAGCACCGCCAGTTTTTACGGTTGTTCCACCTCTAAATGTGCTGCCTTTAAATTTAGCCTTTCCCGTTTGCGTTTGCCCTTTGTAGTCCCAAGGTGGGTCAGCATAGATAATATCAAATTTCATTACACAGCCCTCAGCGGTTCACTTAATTCATATTCAAGGCTATTGGCTATGACCTCATCTTTGGCCACCCGAACCATCGGAACAATCTTTTTTCCCTCTGGACCTCTTGTGTGTTCTGGAATCCGAATTGTCTTAATGGCAACCCAATCAATCCCGTCGGGATGGGGGACCTTTCTGCGGTTTAGCCGCCTTGCATCGCGCGGGCTAAGGTCTTTACTGTCCGTATAGATGGTGTACCCCCTCCCTTCAAGCAAAGATCGCTCATCCGTTGAGACAGGCAGGCTTCCGATTCTAATGAAGCATCTGTCATGCTCCCTGCAATCAACCCTGTGATCAAGCTTCCACTTGGGCAGCAAGCCCGTAGCCTCCCCGTCGCCATAGTCTTTAGATGGTAACGATACGCCGCCAGTCATTTGAACACGGCTATACCTTTTCTGGGACACGCTGATCCCCTCCCTTGCTTTCAAGGCTCGCTTCTGTCGCTTCTGAGAGCCTGAAAAGTTCACCTGCACAACGCTGTGATCATCAATAGCCTGCATTAAGTGGTTCAATGGCGCTGGGAGATTTGAATCTTGATTGAACCAGTTATTGCGCCTATTAGCTGATTCGCGTTGAAGATTTTTATTGTCAGGGTCGGATGACGCATAATCGTTCATCCACCCTCTTAGGCCATCAATATACAGCGGGACAAGAATTGGTATCCGCAAAAAATCCATATCATTAGGGCAATCAAATTGGTTAATGACGTAAGCTGTATATACGCCCCAAATGGCACCACCAATTAGGTCAGGTACGGCTACTTGGTGTGCCCTAAATTCAACATCACGGCAAAACAAAAAGCCAGTAGCATAGATGACATCAAGTGGAACACGCTCACCATCAGGCGAAAACGCTGATGTTGGAGACATGTAATTCCTGACCATAGATTGCTGGTTGCGCGATCTCTGGTAAACCAACATTTCACCAGGGTCTTCGAGCGCAACGAATGTGCTGCTAAATGGGGTATTAGCTGGAAATCCAATGTTGGCGTTTCTTTTAGCCTTTCGGCTTGAAAGAGTAGTGAATGGCTTTTCAACACCCATGAGTGATCTAAAAAACTTTGCATCAGCAGCAGAAACATCTTTTGTGCTGCACATAGGAAACTGCTCTGGAAAATCATGTGAATCAAGATGTACGTGCCTGATTCTCCACAACATAGAAGCCTCCGCAAACCACCATGACGGGAAAGCGAAAGGCTTTGCCTTTTTAAGCATGTGCATCACGTATTGGTGGCTTTGCTTTTGGCCGTCCTCTGGGTAAAGGTTTCCGACATCCCGAGGGTCGCCGGGTTTATACCCCGGATTGGAAAGTATGTTTGTGTTGAATTGCTTGGTTCTCATTGCTGAAAAAAGAATATCAGCACAATCCATTGACCCTATGTCATTTTTTACTGCGTCCCATCGCCTTTGCATAAGGGGATCAGTGAATGTGGTTTGCCTACCACCACCATACTGCTTGTTGGCCTGATATTGTTCTGCCGTCTTAGCGCCCTGAAATGAATTATTTCGCTTAGTTTCTTCTTCAAGAACATGCTGATAATCAGCGTAGGTCGCAGGGCCGCCATGAGACAGCAAGTCATCAAGCCCAATCCTGTCCCCCATGCCGTCCGCGCGCGATTGACCAATCTTCGACAAATCTTCTGCGGATATTTTTCCAAGATTTTCTTCACTATCCATTTTGAAATCAGCCTCTTTTTCCAGGCTCCATGCCTTGTCTTCCCTCTTGGCCTTTTTCTTGGCAAGCCTCGCCCTTCGCTGGACGTTGCTCTCTTTTGGTGTTTTGTTGCGCGCCATATTTCCCTCTCTTTATCTACTATAAACCCTTTTTGGGTTATATGCAACTCGCTTTAATAGAATTAAATGATTTTTTCACTTTATTTGACTACAACAACAACCCTTGCCGGGGGTGTGGACGTTAATCCGAGAGTCACCCAATCAAGGCTGCCCTGAATCGGGTCATACCCATATGGGGATACCGCCTTAAACCCGGATTGATGCTGTGGCGCTACATAAGCTGACGAGTATGGCTGGTAGCTATCCGCATAATGGTGAACGGACGGTAAACACGCCGAAAGAATTAGGAATAACATAGCTCTCTCCCCTGAAGTTCGCCTATTTGAAGGATTTTCGTGTTGGCGTCAAACACTTTGAAAGATGAATCAATCCAGATATTCGCTGGCTCTATTGAGTCTTTCACTTTCACCATCCACAAGGCCCGGTACTCTACATCATTGTGAACCATCTGAAATGCAACGACATGCACGCCCTCTGGGTCAATCCTGCGGCTCAATGTGTAAGTGTCAGGCCCCCTGTTCCTACCCTCTGAATCCCGCGCTATACGCATCAAACCTTTTGTTGATGCAGTCAACAACGTATCTGAATCTGACATTGTACACCTCATACCATTCTTACCAAGAAATAGATGTTGCGTAACGGATTGATCTGGATTGCTCATTTTGACACATCAGAAAATGCCGTAAGGAGCCTATGCGCACTATCAATACAATCCTCCATGTCAGGGTTCCTGCCATCGCATGACTCCACCGCAGAAATATAAACTTGCGCCTCAAATTGCTCGCCTGACAACCCCGCAATTACAACTGCTGAAATTATAGACTTGAAGTATCGAATTCGGTCTTCAGGGATGAGACCCAAATTGGTTGACATGTTCCTTAGCACAGATTGTCCATTTGGCATCGAAGACACTTTGTCCATCAGGTAGGCGTTTCTTACAGCAAGCCCAGCACATATTGAAGCTTCAGTTTTTGTTTTGAATTTTTTATCAGTGATGATCTTGAGAATATCCGTATCAAAGTCAAAAGAATTGACCCATGACCACCGCCTAAAAGCCACCCGCCACCCATCGGGAGTATTGGCAAGATCAATAGAGTTTTCGCTATATACGTCACGGCTTAAAGACCATGAGCCCACATACATGCCTTTATCGACACCAGACTTTCCCCAAGAGATGTGGGCTGGGGCCAAAACAGAAGCCAGCTTTGATTTCCTATGTCCCCTCCCATGCGCCATACACTCAGCGTAATATTTGGCAGAGTCAAGGCTTCGTTGCCCTTCCTGAAATCGAGAAGACATTTCATCCCGAAAAACAGCGCGGTCATTTATGTCCTCACAGCACACCACGTACCGAATGTTTCTACCGTACTTTACTTTTGTAATTACAAACGAATAGCCGTTCTTTCCATGGCCCGTTTTCCACGTATTGGCGTGGAGCCCCCACTTGTGAAAGTGAAGGGGCTTCACATTTAGCCAAGGGGCAGCAACAAGTGACCCTTCATTACTAAGCACGTCATAGTGGTTCATATCTTTACCTCAATTAGTATTACCCATTTTGGATACTTTTACAACCCCTACATATTTGGCCAGTGTGCCATTTTTCTTATAAATACCACTTGACGGTACTACTTGCTGGGTTATATCGTATATATAAGGAGACAGACCATGGCTAAAGCAACCAAAAT